TTTAACTGGATTAACTCAAAAAATTATTGGTAAAGGTGGCACACCTACTGGTTTAAAGAGATTAAAAAAAGCGTTAGATGACACGCAATATAATCAAATAAAAGGTCAGATGGGTAGAGATTGGTTGCAGAGTGCCTTAACTAAAACTGGCTTTGCATCAATCAAACCAACTAATTTTAAACCAAATGAATTTATAAAATCATTAGATGATTTAGGTGAAACTGGCGTAGAACTTTATGGTAGGGCAGAATACAATAGATTAAAGCAAGTTGCGAAAGGTTTTGAAGACTTAAAACTAACAAACATTGATGAAGAAGTATTGTCCAACGCTGTCGCACAAGGATTAGATCAAGGTGTTGCAAATGCCGTTAGGGGTGCTTTGGATACATTGGAAGAAACTTCAAGATTAAGGTCTAATAGTGTATTTGCTAAAATTAGAAATAATAGATTAGATCCTGAAGAAGCTTTAGATTTAGTAATGTCTCCAGGTGCTACTCGTGGCGACATTAGAGCTGTTATGGAGTTTTTTAAAGACAGTCCTGCAGAGTTAAAAACTATTAGAGGCACTTATGTAGAAAATATGCTCGATAATGTTGGTGCAGTAACAAACGCTGATAGTATGAAACAATTAGCTAAAAACATAGCAAGAGCAGATAAGAGCAATAAGTTAGATATAGTGTTTCCTAATGTTGGAGAAACTGCTGGTCAAGCACAGAACATTAGAGATTTTGGAAAAATTTTAAATAGAATATCATCAAACATTCCAAAAGGTGATTTGGTTGCTCAAGGTATATTGGCAAACATTTTTAATAACATTGGCAGAATTGCAAAAATGTTTGTGTTAGGTCAACTGTTTACTGGTAAAAAAGCTATGAAAGAAATAGTTGAAGCATCTAAAAAATTAGACAACACTGCTAGTCCGACTGCCGAACAACAAAGAGTATTTTTAGATGCTGTGGCTAACGCTTTTAGACCTGGACAAGCAACAACACAAACAATTCAAGAAGGCGTAAGAGACACATCTAATCAATTACAAGCGTTATCTGAGAGCAGTGGCATAAATCAAGCAGTTGGTAACATTGTAAATCAAACGACTAATCAGATTAGAAATGTGCAACCAGTAAATCCAAATACAAACATAGGTAAAATAGATGTTACAAGTCCAGGTGTTGGTGCTGCATTAGGTTTAAATCCAACAGATCAAGCGATAGCAGCTAGAAGAGGATCGCCATTGACTGTGCCAAAAGAACAATATGAAAGTTTATTTAATCAATGAACATAGATGAGTTAAGAGAAGAAATAGCACACGATGAGGGTGTAAAAAAAAATGATTTAGGCCAACATGTCGTGTACCTCGACCACCTCAACTTACCTACGCTTGGAATTGGGCATTTAATAACTGAATGGGATGAAGAGTATGGTAAACCTATAGGCACAGAGGTATCTGAAGAAAGAGTAAACGAACTATTTGCAAAAGATATTGAAACAACAATATCAGAGTGCAAAGAATTATTTGACAACTTTGATGAGTTACCAGAAGAGGTAAAAAAAATCTGTGCAAACATGATGTTCAATATGGGCAGACCACGTTTAAGTGGATTTAAAAAATTTCGTGCTGCGATAGCAAACAACGACTGGCAAGAGTGTGCCGTTCAGATGGAAGACAGCCGTTGGCACAAACAGGTAACAAACAGAGCGAATCGCCTAATATCAAGAATGAGAGCGGTCGAGAGTACCTAATCCCAACGTCTTTACGTTGCTTGTAATATCATGTTTTTCATATTCATTATCAACCATTAATCCAATTTGTTGACGTATGTTTCTACGCTCTTTATCGCATATAATTTTCAATTTATTATAGGTGCTAACATCTATACCTATTGACTTGAACTTTGATGGGTCTGCCATTATACTACCTCCATGACTTATAAATACCCAATTATACCCAAAAAAACCCGAAGACCAAACAAATATTTCGCAAAAAAAACTGTGGCTATGGGATTAAAGTTTGACAGTAGATGGGAAGCAGAGCGTTGGGGTCAGTTAAAAGCTATGGAAAGAGCTGGTGTAGTTACACAATTAGAACGTCAAATTACATATGAATTAAGTATTAATGACGTTAAGATTTGTAATTATATAGCAGATTTTAGATACCTTCTTGAAGAAGAAGATGGCTTATCAAGACTGGTTGTGGAGGATGCAAAAGGCATACAAACGCCAGAGTTTCGTTTAAAAAAGAAAATGATGAAAGCCATACATAATATAGATATTTACCTTTCTTTCAAAAAAAAATAATAAACCTTATTGACAATTAGGTTATGTGTGCCTATGTTATAGGTATCTAGTGTCTATTTTATATAAAGAGAAAGGAATAATTATGGATTTAGATTTTTTACATATGCCTTTGCAGGATTTGTTCAAGTATCGTGAAGACTTGAAGAACCAAATCCAAGCGTTAAAGGATAAACAAGCTCATCTTAATGATGACCTTGCAATTAGGTTTGGCAACACTGCAAGAAATAAACTTGCAGATGATGGCAAAGATTATGGCTCTGTAACATTACATGAGCATGGCTATAAAGTTAAAGTTAGCTTGAGGCAAAAGGTTACTTGGGATCAAGAAGGTCTTGCACAATCTTTAATGGATATGAATGAAGATGATGCTAGGCATTATGCTAAGATTACTTATGGCATTGATGAACGTAAATACAACAATGCACCTCCTGCTATCAAAGCAAAACTACAAGAACACAGAACTGTAGAACTTACTGGTACATCTGTGGATATTACGGAGGATACTAATGGCTCTTAAGATTATTACTGCTGATGAAAGGTTAGCTGAAAAGCGTGGTCATAAGATTGTAGTCTGTGGTCAAAGTGGTGTGGGTAAGACAACTCTTGCCCGCACACTTGATCCAGATACTACTTTGTTTATGGACTTGGAAGCTGGTGATGCAGCTATTGAAAGATGGCCTATTGACGTTATTAGACCAAAAACTTGGGAAGAATGTAGAGATTTTGCATGTTTCTTAGGTGGTCCTAATCCAGCTCTAACACCTGAACAACCATACTCAGTGGTTGAATACGAGAGAGTTTCACAGATGTATGGTGATTCTATTGAGATGATGAAAAAGTATGACAGCATCTTCGTAGATAGTATTACTGTAGCAGGTAGATTGTGTTTTCAATATTGTTTAGGACACCCTGATAACAAATCAGATAGAACTGGCAAGATTGATACAAGAGCCGTCTATGGTATGCAAGGTCGTGAGATGATGTCATGGCTTACTCATTTGCAACATATCAGATCTAAAAATGTTATCTTTGTTGGCATTTTAGATGAAAAGGTTGATGACTATGGTAGAACTCTGTATGAGTTACAGATTGAAGGTTCTAAAACTGGTCGTGAGTTACCTGGCATTGTTGATGAGGTAATTACTATGGCAGTAATGCCAAGTGAGGAACATGGTCCTTATAGGGCTTTTGTATGTCAAACACTTAACCAATGGGGTTATCCAGCAAAAGATAGATCTGGTCAATTAGAAGTAATTGAGGAACCACATCTTGGTAAGCTATTGGCAAAAATTAGTGGTAGGTCAAATGAAGAAAGGGATTTAAACTTCGTTGACCCTAATGCAATCAAATCTAGCGAAAAAGGAGATACTAAATGATTGATTTTAATGAAGTCCCAACTGGTGGTGGCGGTGGAGGAGATTTTGAGTTAATTCCTGCTGGCACTGTAGCTCGTGTTATTTTAACTATGAAAAGGGGTCCTGAAGTTATCCCTGATTATTCAACACAACCTATGTTTAAGCAAGGTCAAACTGGTACTAAGTGGCTTGAGTGTGAGTTCACTGTTGTTGGTGGCAAGTATGATAAACGTAAGTTTTGGCAGAATATCATGGTTGATGGTGGCAAGATTAATCCTGAAAGCGGTATGCCTTGGTGTAAAGAAATTGGCATCAGAACTTTTAGAGATATTATTAATAGCACTTTTGGTCTTGATCCAAATGACACCTCACCAGAGGCAGCCATGAAGAGAAAGGTCAATGACTTAAACGTGCTTGATGGTGCAGAGTTTTGTGTCAAGGTAGCCGTTGAAAAAGGCACTAATGGCTACGCAGATAAGAATAAAATGATGGTTGCTCTTGCTGTTAATAGCAATGAGTACATTGGTTCTGCACAAGCACCTCAGACTAATAATACACAACCTCAACAACCTAATGGTAACAGTCCGTTACCACCTTGGGCAAAGAAGTAGGTTTCTAGGTTTCTAGCGGCAGGACTGCTTTCTCGTCTGCTAGAGTCGGTTTGGGTAGCACCGATGCCGCAAAGCTACCCATTTAACTAGGAAACAAACATGATTTTAAGACCATACCAAGAAGTAGCAGTAGACGATGCTTCAACTGCTTTAGACAAACACAAGAATACAATTGTGGTTGCACCGACTGGTGCAGGCAAAACAATTATGTTATCTGCATTGGTTGGCAAGAGATACAAGGTAGGTAATAAGGTTCTTATTCTGCAACATAGAGATGAGTTAGTAAGACAGAATAGAACTAAGTTCTCTAAGGTTAATCCAAACATTACAACTAGCATCGTTGATGGGTCAGAAAAAGACTGGTCTGGCAACACAATATTTAGCATGGTGCAAACATTATCAAGAGAAAACAATTTAAATAACATCAATCACTTTGACTTAGTTGTGGTTGATGAAAGTCATCATGCAGTAGCAGATACATATATGCGTATCATTGACAAAGTTAAACAAGCAAATGAATCAGTAGAGATCGTTGGCTTTACTGCAACACCTAATCGTGGAGACAGAAAAGGTCTTAAAAAAGTATTTACCAACTGCTCACATCAAATTGAGATTAACACATTAATCAGAGAAGGTTTTTTAGTGCCACCTAAAACATACGTTGTTGATGTGGGTGTGCAGAAAGACTTACAAAATGTTCGCAAGACAGTAACTGATTTTGATATGTCAGAAGTTGAAAAGATTATGAACAAACGTGCCATTAATGAGAAGATTGTTCAAGAATGGCAAGATAAGTCTAATGAAAGAAAGACAGTTGTTTTTTGCAGCACAATTACTCATGCACAAGATGTTTGCGATGAGTTTAGAAAAAAAGGTATCAGAGCAGAAATTGTAACTGGTGATACACCAAGCGAACAACGTAAAGAAATATTATATGATTTAGAACATGGTGATGTGCAGGTCGTGGTCAATGTTGCTGTATTAACAGAAGGCTTTGATGCACCACCAATTAGCTGTATTGTTCTTACAAGACCATGTTCATATAAATCAACGATGGTGCAGATGATTGGTCGTGGTCTGCGAACAATCAGTCAAGAAGAATATCCTGGAGTAATTAAGAAAGATTGTATCGTCTTGGATTTTGGCACCAGTGTTTTGACACATGGGTCACTTGATGAGGGCGTTGACCTTGATGGTGCTCAAGCAAACGTAAATGGAGCAACACCACTTAAAAACTGTCCAGAGTGTCAATCTGAAATCCCATTGTCATCAAGAGAATGTCCTATCTGTGGACATGAGTTTGGCACTCAAGATAAAGAAGTTCTTGATAACTTTACCATGACAGAAGTTGATCTTATTGACAGATCACCATTTAGATGGCTTGACTTGTTTGAGAATAATAGATGTATGATGGCAAGTGGTTTTAATGGATTTAGTTTAGTTGCACATTTAGATGACCTATCTGTAGCTCTTGTAAAGCGTAATAAAGGGCGTTTGAGGGTTGTTAGTGTTGGAACTAAGGAACAAGCAGTTGCGTCTGCTGATGACTTCCTAAGAGGCATAGAAGATGGTGATGGTTCAAAGAAAGGTAAAAGATGGTTAAATCAAGGTGTGAGTGTAAAGCAAAGAGACGCATTAGCACAATTAGGTCAGTTTGTTAGACCTATGGATTTTAGTTGGAATAAATATAAAGCAGCCTGCTGGTTAAATTATTTGTGGAATAAAAAAGAAATTGATGCAAAAATTTTAACCTATTACGAAGGAGATGATAATGCAGCGTAGTGAAGCGTTGAAAAAAGTAGACTTAATTATTAATGGACCAAGAGCTAAATCTCATGGAGATGCCACAGAGACACATACTTATATAGCTCAAATGTGGAATATATTATTGAGAAAAAAATTAAAAGAGCCTTTAGACATACATGATGTTTATAGGGCTATGATTGGTATTAAACAAATTAGAAACAGTCAGAATCCAAAAGTCGATGACAACATGATTGATATTATTGGATATGCTGCATTAGCTTTGGAGGCAAAAGATGGCAAGAATGGTAATTGAATATACTATCCAAGAGGAAAACAAAGTTGGTATTGAAAACTTTAAAGATGGCAAGATGTTTGTTCAGTTTAGTTTTGATGATCATCCAGACGTTACTGCAGGTAAGATGCAAGATGCGTTAGTCAATGTGATGCACAAAAATAAAGATTACGTTTTAAGTATAGTCTTCATTGCTAAGTTTGAAGGCGTAACAATGGCAGAGGGTGCTCTGTACAAAGAAGGAGAAGGTAGATGGATAAACCCACAATCGGAGACGATTCACTAAAAAATTTAACTCAATTATTTACAAGAATTGGTTGGGATAAAAAGTTAAGCGAACTAACTGAAGATGAGATAGTCGCAACAATATTGATTATGCAATTTTCAAAAAGGATAGATTCAGATGAACAATATACAAAAGACAGACTCGACAAACTACTTCTTGAATATGTCTACGAAAAACAAGACGACACAATCGATGAAGACGAAATACCTTTTTGAAGAAGTTATTGATGAAACTATTGTAGACAAAAATAGAAAAGAGCCTAGACGTAAATATTTAGGTGCATCAATGTTAGGAGATAGGTGTGCAAGAAAAATACAGTATATTTATACTGGTTGCGAACCTGATGAAGAAAAAAAGTTTAATGCTAGGACTTTAAGGGTGTTTCAATTAGGACATGAGCTAGAAACAAGTATGGCTGGTTGGATTAGAAATGCAGGATTTGACATAAGAACTATGGATAGTAATGGCGAACAATTTGGTTTTTCAATAGCAGATGATGAGATCAAAGGACACATAGATGGTGTGATTTGTTCTGGTCCTTTGAGTGTTAGTTATCCAATGTTATGGGAATGTAAGTCTGCTAATGAGAAAAAGTTTAGAGATTTCAAGATGAAAGGCATAAAAGCTAATCATACTTACGAAGTGCAAGTTGCGTTATATCAAGCATACATGGAGCTAACAGATAATCCTTGTTTGTTTACAGTTATTAACAAAAACACTAGCGAGATATTTTATGAGCTTGTTCCGTTCAATCAAGAGTTAGCACAATATGCCAGTGATAGAGCAGTTGATATATTAAGAGCATCAAAGCAAAATGAAACCTTACCTAGAATAGCACAGAACAGAGATGTATTTGACTGTAAATTTTGTCAGTTTGCAGACACATGTTGGGAAGATGGTTGATGGTGACACAGAAGGTAGCAAAGTGCCACCATCAAGGGGAATGGTAATGAACATTATAAAGTTTGGCAACAGTAAAAGAACTATGGATGCAAAGGAATTAGTTGAGCTAATTAGTGAGAGAGTTCCTGCAAATGTTCAGATTGATTTACTAAAAGATACTTATCCACAAGGTGTTGTAAGAGGAGATCAATTTACTATTGGCTCACTTGGTGGAGAAGCAGGTAAATCTCTTAAAATAGACATAAACCCTAGATCACCATACTTTATGAAAGGTCAAGATTTTAATGGTGCAGATGGGGTTGGAGGTATTGTTAAAATATTAATGGAGGGCAGAAACATGAAGTTGCCTGAAGTTAAAGAATTTTTTGATGATTACTTAGATGATGACACATCAAGACCAGTTGAAAAAATAAGTTCTATTGTTGACCCTAACATACAACAGATAAATCTAAACACACCCTATGATAGCGAACATAAGTATCTTAATGCACAAGGTGAATTGCTTTGTCTAGTTCGCAGATACAACGCAAAGGATGATGAGGGCAACCCTATTTTAGATAGTCATGGTAAGCCTAAAAAAGAGTTTAGGCAGTTCACTGGTGGCAGTAACTATCCAAAGATGCCAGATGTTCGACCACTCTATAACATACCGAACATAGTTGCGTCAGATAAAATAATATGGGTAGAGGGCGAAAAGTGTGCAGATGCACTAAATGAGCTTGGTTATACTGCCACATGCACAATGGGTGGTGCTGGTATGTTGTCCAAGAAGTCTGCAAATCTATTTGACTTTTCACCTCTGCATGAGAAAGAACTTATAATATGGCCTGATAATGATAATGCTGGTCGTAAATTAGCAGAACTTGTGCAAGAACTTGCTTTAAATGCTGGTGTTAAATCAGTAACTACATTAACACCACCAAGGGGTAAGCCCGAAAGATGGGATGTTGTTGACGCTGTAGCCGAACAATTCAACATAAATGAGTTTCTTAACACAAATGTAAAGCAAGTTAAAAAGAATATTAATCTTCTTGATGATAGTTTATTAATAAATAGATTTGTTGGTGATGCACCAGTGCAGAAGTTTTTGATAGCGAACACTCTTCCGTTAGCTGTGCCAATTATATTTTCTGCCGCAGGAGATGCTGGTAAAGGTATGATGACACTTGACCTAGCTATGAAAGTATCAAGTGGCTTATCAATGTCAGAATCTTTTGGTGGCACAATTAGTGAGTTTGGTAATTCTATTATATTTACTGCTGAAGATGATGAGGCAGAGATGCACAGAAGAATAGAAAGGCTTGATATAAACAATCAAAGATCAAGCTATGAGCATGAATTAAGGATTGTAAGTTTGCCTAATGTTGGTGGCGTGTTTCCTATATTACAAGAAACACATGATGGCTATAGAACAAGCGATGAATTTGATAAACTTTACGAACAAATACTACAAATGAAGAACTTAAAACTTATAGTCTTTGATCCATTAGCATCTTTTGTAC